CACAGACACGCATTAATGACATCCCAGAACGCAAAGAGCTACCTGCTATTTTAAAATGAACAGCGGGCAGTTTGAAAAAGGGTTTACGCCTTGGAATAAAGGATTAAAAGGCGTCAATGGGGAATCGGAAAGCAGATTTAAAAAAGGTCATACTGGTTATAGAACTAGACAAATTGGCGATGAAAGAATAGATAGAGATGGTTATATTTATGTTAAAGTTTCTGAAGGTGGTAACAAACACCATTGCTGGAAATTAAAGCATCGTTTGATTTATGCACAGTATTATGGCGAAATAACAGGTGAAACGATTGTCAGGTTTTATGATAACGACAAACAAAATTTTAATATTGAAAATTTATATGCGGTAACAAAAGGCGAAAACGCTGTTTTAAATCGTTTAAAATTTGCAAATGAACCAGTTGAATTAAAACCGACAATATTGGCAATGGTTAGAATGTGCTTAAAAGCTAAAATACCTTATAGGATTACTTGATGCAAATCACACAACGTAAAACTGCGGATTTAATACCGTATGTGAATAACGCACGAACACACAGCGAACAACAGGTGTTGCAGATTGCGGCAAGCATAAAAGAGTTTGGTTTTAATTCGCCCGTGCTGGTTGATGGGGAAAACGGAATAATTGCAGGTCATGGGCGCGTGTTGGCGGCTAAAAAATTAAATCTTGATGAAGTACCAACCATTGAGCTTAAACACCTCACCAAGACGCAAAAAAAGGCTTACATCCTTGCAGATAATCGTTTGGCGTTGAATAGCGGCTGGGATAATGATTTGTTGGCGTTAGAGCTGGGGGAATTGTCGGACGATGGGTTTGATTTGGATTTGCTTGGGTTTGATGTTGACGAGTTAAGTGGTTTTGATGATATCGAAGAAGAAAAAGAACATATTGAAATAAATGAATTTAAAGACGATTATGAAAAAAAAGAAATTATTATTGAGATTAATGTTGATGATCTTATTGATATAATCAATGATATTGATTTAATTATAAAAAAATATAGCAAAGCAAAAATAAAAATAAATGAGTAAATTCAAAGGAAAAAAAACAAATAACGCAAAAATTGACGCAAAAACAGAATTGCGAAAATTAATTGATTGCAAAGATTTGTCTGTGCTTGAATGTTTTTGTGGAAGTGGCGAAATGTTTGAAGCAGTATGGAAAGATGCTTGCCATTATGAAGGGATTGACATAAAAAAACAGGATGATTCAAGAATTACGCACCAAGGAGACTGTGCTTTAATGTTAAAAAAATTAAATTTAGAAAAATTTAATGTTTTTGATATAGATGCTTATGGATCACCTTATGAGTGTTTACATATAATTTTTGAAAAAATAAAAAAACAAGAAAAAAACAGAAAATATCATTTTTTTATCACTGATGGCATAGAAATAGACTTAAGAATGGGAAAAATAGAAAATTTTTTTGGATTATTAGCAGGTTTAAACGCAAAAAAATTAAATAATGCGCACTTATTGCATGATTGTTTTATTAAAAAAATAATAAAAAATTTATGTTTAAATATGGGTGCAGAGCTTATAAATAGCGCGATAGCAAAAGGTAAGACAGGAAGCGGAATGCGTTATTTTTATTTTTCAATAAAAACATGATTGTAAAACCTAACTTGTTAGGTTATTATTTACTCACTGCAATTTGGCAGGAAAACAAAAAAGGTGAGTAAAATGAATTTTAAAAAAGAATGGAACGAGTATGTAATTGGCTATGTGTTAACTTCTGATGACAATAGAAATATCAATGTTCAATACGAAGTAAACAGAAATTCAAATCATCCAGAACCAAATGTTGTTGCCGTAATAGGTGCTGAAGGTGATGAAACTATTAATGCTTACACTTATGAAGAACAAGAAGAAATTAAACAGTACATTTTAGCAGATGAAAAAATACAAGCAGTTGCTAAAGCTATGACAACAATAATTTATACATTAAAAAATATAAATTTTTATGAAATGTCAAATTGTGAAATTCTTGAATTAGCAGGCAAATGCAATGACTAATCAAATGACAGTTACAGAGTTTGCAAGAATGGGCGGAAGCGTCAAATCAGACGCAAAAAAAGCAGCAGCAAAAATTAACGGGCTTCTTGGTGGGAGACCTTTAAAAATACAACTTAATGATGATGGATTATCAGTCAAAGGGTGCAATATGATATACGCACCAAAAGGACAGGCTCTTGAGTATGCGGCATTAGCAACTAACCCATACAGAGGATGCGGTCATGCTTGCGCTTATTGCTACGTCCCTCAAATATTAAGAATGGATAGACGAGAATTTAATAATGGAGCTGTTGAAAGAACTGGGTTTTTAAAAAACTTAGAAACAGACGCTAGAAAATATGGTCACTTAACAAAAAGCGATCAAGTCATGTTGTCTTTTACAAGCGATCCGTATCACCCAGACAACACAACATTAACGCGTGATGTTATAAAAACGCTACATAATAATAATATAAGTGTGTCAATATTAACAAAAGGCGGCACACGGTCACTTCGTGACATTGATCTGTTTAATTCAAGCATGGATTGTTTTGGCAGTACACTAACAAGTCTTGATGATGATTTTTCTAAAAAATGGGAACCTAACGCAGCACTCCCGATGGATAGACTTAAAGCATTAAAAGAATTTCATGATGCTGGGATATTTACATGGGCAAGCCTTGAGCCTACTATAGACTGTGAAAGCAGTTTAAAAATAGTTCAACAAACATATAAATTTGTTGATTTGTTTAAAATTGGTCGTGTAAATTATTTGCCTATTACAAAAACAACAGATTGGAAAGATTACACTTTAAGAATGATTGATTTATGTCAAAAACTTAATGTAAAGCATTATATTAAAAAAGATTTACAATGCTATTTGCCTGAAGGGTACTACAACCCACTAAGAATAAATCAGCATCATTAATTTAAAAAACAAAGCGGCTTTAATTAGTCGCTTTTTTCCAATTAGGAAATTATGGCTCTCACACCTAAACAAGAACGCTTTGCTCAACTGGTAGCCGAAGGCAAAACACAGGCTGATGCTTATCGTGGGGCGTTTGATACTAAGCCAACAACTAAGCCTGAAACGATCATTGCTAACGCGTCACGGCTAATGGCTGACAGCAATATTTCAGCAATGGTTGACGAACTACGCAAACCAATCATTGAAGCCGTTGGCATTACACTTGAATCGCATTTAAAAGACTTAATGACGTTGCGCAATCTTGCTGTAAAAAATAATCAAATCAATGCGGCTATTACGGCCGAAATTGCCAGAGGTAAAGCAGCAGGCGTATCAACAGATCGCGTTGAAGCAACTATAAAAACAGCCTCAATAAAGAAATTTGAGTTTATTGAGGATGACGGATTAGATGACGATGACGACGAAGATTAGAGTAAGCACTCCGCAAAAAAAGTTTATTAATTCAAAATCAACACATCCAGCAATGGTTGCAGGATATGGAGCGGGAAAAAGTCACGCGGCAGTGTTAAGGATTATTAAACTTGCATTATACTATCCAGCAATGGATTTTGGTTTTATTGAGCCGACATACGATTTAATTAGATTAATTGCTTTTCCGCGTTTTGAAGAAATATTACAAAAACTTGGCATAGAATATAAATTAAATCGAAGTGATGCGACCATCAAACTAGAGAACGGTTCACAGATAATATTTAGATCGGCTGACAACCCAGAGCGTTTGGTTGGGTTTGAAGTCGCTGACGCGGTGATAGATGAGGCTGATACGCTACGCATAGACCAAGCAAGAACAGTATGGGTTAAAATGCTTGGAAGATGCAGACAAAAGAAACCAGACGGAAGAAAAAACACTCTTGCGGCAGTATCAACACCAGAAGGCTTTGGTTTTATGTATGAGACTTGGGGAAAAGAAAAGCGCAAAGGATATAAGCTAATCAAAGCCCCAACAAGTTCAAACAAAAGGCTTCCTGCTGGATATGTTGACCAGTTAAAAGCAACCTATTCAAGCGCACAATTATCCGCGTATCTTGATGGCAATTTTGTAAACCTTAACGCTGGGAGCGTCTACCATGAGTTTGACAGAAATCTTAATTCATCCATTGAAGTTATTAATTCAGA